TAGATACCATCCAAGTACCAATAGGCACGTTTAAATCGTACATACGGCTTTTATCTTGTTCGCTTTCTACTATCCAACTTTCTACAGCAGTTAATCCTTTAAGTTCTAATTGGTGTTCTAGTGTTGAGTTGTTTTGGTTACCTTTTATAAAGAATAATTCACTTGCTTTCCTTACAGTTGCTTGACTAAAATATATATAATACTCCTGCTCACCGTTTGTACGGTAGATAGGTTTGTTGGGTATTAAAGCAGCACCCATAAGGATACGTTTTTCTTTGTCTACTTCTGCAAGTTTAAACTCTTGATTTTTTAGTGCTATAAAGTTTTCTTCTATTGCTGGGTTTTCTACTACTGATATTGCTTCTATTCCAGAAACCTCATCATTTTCATCTATAAAAAGTTCTACTATGTCCATATTAATACAATAATTATTTATCTATTTTGTTATCCTATTGAAGCACCTTCTACTATATTACGGTCTTGTGATTGTGCTGTGCTTACATCACCACTTACTACAAATGCTTTTATAGGTTTATCTTGTTGATCGCCTATTGTTTGTGCTAATTGGTTTTCAGGTGCTGCTCCTACTACGTTAAATGATGGAGGTGCTGGTGCAGATACTCCACGACCACCACTCATACCTGCTCCGCCACCTTTACTTCCTACCATAGATTTAGCAGCACTTACTGCACTCTTAATACTCATTGCTATACCTGCTGCTTGTGTTGCAAATATTGCTATTAAAGGCACGTTTGCAGGAGGAGGTGCTGCTGCTGCTGCTTTCATAAACCCTTTTGCTCCATCTACCCCTGATTCTGCTGCTGAATTTATAATACTTTGTAATGTTGCTTGTGCTTCAAGTATTTGTTCGTTAATTATAAAACCTGTTTTTAAAAGAAACAATGCTTTTGCTATTTTACTTTCTTCACCTGCTGCTTCAGCTACAGCATCCATAGCACCATATATAGCTTCTTTTCTTTTTTCTTCTAATTCAATTAGTTTTTCTGCATCCTCTATTGCTAACTCACCTGCTTCTCTTTGTAAAGATATTCTGTTTATTAATTGTTCTGATCTAAAACCTTCTATTTGTGCAAGTACAGCTTCACGTTCATTTTGTGCTTCTAATAATGCTATATAGTTTTCTTGGTTTTGGTTTTTATTAAATTCTAATTGTGCTGCTTTAATTTGTAAATCAACATTTTCAAGCATTTTTTCACTTTGCTCATCTAGTATTTCTCCTAACCTATTGTTTGCAGCTATACGTTCTTCTATTGTTTTTGTTTCATCATCTCGTAGCTGTCTTTGTTGCTCTGCTTGTCTATCGTACTTTTCTATTAACCCTTGATTGATAACAGCAGCTACTTCTGCTTGTTTGTTTAGGTCAACTGTTGCTCTTGCAGCTTGTACAGTTGATTTAGCATATTCAGTTATTCCATTTACTGCTGTTTTTACAGATTCAGTTATTTTTTCAAACCCACCATCTTCTCCTGTTACTATATCAAATAATTCTTTTGATGCTTGTTTAGCAGTAAGTGCTGCTCCTGCAAAATCACCTGCAAAAAACTTAATAGCTGCTTTACCAAATAAACCTAATGCTTCTAAACCTTGTTTTAATCTATCTATAATACCTTGTTTAATAGATGAACCAAAATTTTTAATTGATTGTACAGGATCATCAAAAATACCTTTAAAGTATTCCATAACAGTACCAACGTTTGCATTAAGAAATTTAAAAAAGTCATTAAAGGCTAAACTCAATGCTTCAAAGGCAGTACTAAAAGCATCTGTTACTTTTTGGTTTTCATTAAATACTTCTGCAAGTTTAGAAAATGCTGCAATAGCTAAACCAATACCAGCAGCTTTAAGAGCAGTACCAATACCTTTTACACCTTTGGCAACCCCACCTGTTGTATCTTTAACATCTTCAAGGTTTTTATCTATACGTTGTACACTTTTGTTTACACTATCTAAACCTTTTTTAGCATCATCTACTTTAGCTTCTACTTCTATAATTTTTTTTAAACTCATAACTGCTCCTTAAATTGTTTGTATGCTTCCCTTATTGATTCAGGGTATTTATTTTTACCCATAGCTATATCTATATATTGTCCGTTCCATTTCTCGCTTCTTGCAAATTCTAATAAATCTAATATATTCTGTATCATATTAACTACAATTATATTTTACAACTACTGTTGCAGTAGCAATTTCTATTACTATAAATCCTCTAATTATTTTTTCTAAACATATGCCTGATGTTGTATTTATGCAATATGGTTCTGAATATGCATAAGCTATATACTTTGCATTTGGGTTTATTACATTTATAGCTGGTAATGGAAATGAATTTGTACCACCATCATAAGTCCATTTACTTGATGCTCCTGCCTTTACTTTATCACCTTCATCTGGGAATTGTTCTGCACCAGAATGATATATACCACCCATTTTTTTAACAAATCCACAAGCAGTTGATGAACCTATTTTTTGTGTGCTATCTAAAATATATAAATCTGAAAGTGATGGTATTGTATCTAAATATTGTGAATTAAACTGTGTATCATCATAAGCTCTTATAGCACCAAATCCTTTAACTGTTAATATAACACTACATTCACCAAACTGCCTTCTATTTATTATAACCCCACTTACCACGTGAACACTAAAACCACAATTTCTTAATTTTGATTGTACATTTTGTGCTGTTCCATCAGGATTCCAACCCCATTGAGCATAGTATCCATCAGGAACTGTTGCTTTAGCTGCAGTAGATGTTGTTGCTGTACCACTTATAAATCCAAAATCAGACTTTCTTTCATCATTCCAATTTGTATATACGCTTGTGCCTTCATTATAGAATAAATTATAGTTTTGGTTTGTAGTACTAAAATTAATATTAGATGTACCGCTTGGTATTGCAACATCTTTAAATGGTATAGAAGAAGAACTAAATACTTTTGAATCGTTTTCTGCATCTTCTCTTGATGTAGCACTATAAGCAAAACCTACCCCTGAATTTACTTTCACTCCACCTATTGTAGCAGGGATGCTCATTTGTGTTTCTAACATACCATCTAAACCGTTTGAAGTAACATTGTATTGTGTTGTTATGCTATTTGTAGGTATTGGCACACCTTCTACTACATAAGGCACTATTTTAGATTGTACATCAAATGTACCTGATGTTACATAATCCACTAAATCACCACCATCTGTTTTTATTCTAATTGTTCTTATTGTATCAACAGGGTTATCTGCAGTTGTAGATATTTTGTAATTTATAGAGTTTGTTGTTTCACTATATGGTGATGCAGGTACTGTACTTGATGAGGTAATTGTTGTCATTTCATTTGCTTCATCAAAATTACTATCTGTATTTGTTCTTGTATAAAACCTATAAAATATTGTTTCAGGATCAGTTAAACCTGTAAGTTCTAATAGTTTTTCGCCTTCTGTTTTATCATCTGTAATTTTATGTTGTGTAACTCCTGTTCTACCTATAATGGTATCTAAATCATCACCTTTTAAAACATCAATGGTAGGTGAATGTATAAATCCATATTCATCTAAACTTGGTGTATTACCTATTTCACCTAATTCATCTATTTTACCTCTTAATGTTACTGTTGTTGATGAGTTATTTGTTAATTGACTAACATCTGGCGTGCTTATAGTTGCAGTTGTTACAACAAGAGGTACATCTACTACTACAGGAATATTACTAATAGCTGTATCTTGTGGTACTTCTTCATCAAATGAAACAATAGGTAATTCTGCATTAGCACAACTTAAATCCGCTTTTAATAAAGTATTATCTGCAAGTTCTATTTGTGAATCTGCGGTATAACATCTTGCATCTGGTGTAAATTTAAGAGGTACAATAGGTTGTATTTCTTCTGTTTGTGTTTCTATAATACCTACAACTTCTTCTTTGATGTTTATGAGTTCTAATGTAGAAAGGTTTGTTTCAAAATTTGTAGTTATCTTATTTATCTTATATAACCTATCAAATATTATAACCTTATCTGCAAGTGATAAGTTGTGTAACATCTTAATAGGTAAATATGCTTTTACTGTTGTTAATCTTCTTTGTTTATCAAATATTTCTGTTACATACTTTTTATAATATTGATTAAACAATGTTTTAGAATAGGGTACATTAGTAAACTCGTTCTTTTCTGCACTAAAGTTTATATTTTCTGATCCATCTATACTTAATATATTTATTAGAGATGTTGAAACAGAATTAGAAGGTATGTATATTGATGCTTGTGATGTAAGCGAACCACCACTATCTATAACACCTATTTGTTGTGTTTTAAGTATAGGATAAAAAAGTAAAGGTTTACCAAGATTAGGTTGTTGTTTTATATCTGCACTCCATCCCCATTGAGCATTAGTATTTACACCATCTGCTACATTTACTAATCTTTCATATTTGAAATGTTCAAAAGGTAAACTTACTGTATATGTTTCACCTTCAAACTTTGCACTTGCTTGAAATCTATTCTCACCCCAATCTATGTTAAATAATTCTTTATGATTTTTTGCAAAGAAGTTATCTAAACCTTCATATGTAAAATCTATTTGTTTAAAAGGCAATACACTATCTACTGTTGAACTTTCTTTATCAAGATGTTCTGTTATATCCCACTTGTTTGTACTTCTATTGTAAAACTCATCTAGTGTTTCTACCACTAATACACCTTCATCATTTTGAAATGCTGTTAAATTAAACATCTTAAATAAGCCTGTAAGAAAATCTATTACTTTTATTTCAGGCAATTGATTTGAAGTATTTAATGTTACATCTGATAATACTGATGCTGTACCTGTAAAATGTATATCTGCTATACCACTTACCCTTCTTTTTCTTTGTACATAAAATCTTATTTCATATGTTGATGGTGTGTCTGTTTCTATACCAAAACTATAATCTCCCCTGTTTAATGGTAAATTTCTTATATCTTTATATTCACCTGTTAAATCATCATATCTTTGAAATACATTTCCATTTTCAAATATTACTAAATTATACTTTACTGAATTATTACTTGGTACAACTGTAACATCTAATGTTCTTTCTTTCTTTGCTCTACCTGTAGATTGATCTGGTGGTGGTGTAGTAAAGTAATTATTTCTTAAATCTATAACCTCACCATCAGAATAAGTTACATTAAAACCTCCTACAGTTGCTATATTACCTTCATCTTGAAATAAACCACCTGTTTTATTATGTAACCATAAATACAAATTATAAAATTGTGGGTTTGTAACATTAAAAAAATGTTCACTAAAAGTTATCCCATATTGAAACTCTATTGCTTTTATTATAGGGTAAATTCTTAATGCAGGTTTTAATTGTGATAATTCTAATCCGTGCTGTGTTCCTGCTTCATACGCAATATTATTTTGTGTAGTAGTGTTTGCAGTAGAATCACTTGTGTCATATATAAACCTTTTAGTATGTGATATTAATGGAAATATAATTGCATCTGTATAAGTAATCATTTTAGATGTTATATCTAATCCATCACTTAAATATGTTTTTATATTAGCATCAGAGTATGTAAATGTAAAATCTGATGTAATCATTTTTAATGCACTTAAATAATCATCTCCTACTAAATCAGGTAAGTTTACAGTACTACCAAAAAATGTTAATCTATATGTATGTGGTTTGTTTAAAAGTAGTGATGTACCTTCTAATTTTACTTTACCTTTTTTAAATGGGTTGTGGTTTAAATATAGTATAGCATCAAACTTCTTCCTAGCATCAAAATCTAATATATTGTAATTGTAAAAATGTTTAAATATTTTGTTGTTGTTTTTAGAAGCAGGTACATTAAAGGTTTTTGTAAAATCAGTAAATACTTTTTTTATATCCCTTATATCTTGTATTGCTTGTGTAAGTTCAATGCTCTCATCTTTAAATAATTCAATATGTTGATATGATGATGATACATCTTCATTCTTTATGTAAAGCTGTAATTTTAACATTAACGTACACTATTTATTTTTGTAAATGCAAATTCAAATTCTATTGTATAATTTATTAGTTTATCATTTAAACTTGTTTTAAAAGCCAATGATTTTGTTTTAGGAATTACAGGTAATGTTTTGTTTTCATATCGTATCCATACATTTTCTGTTAAAAACAATTCTTCAATAGTTTGGTTCATATCCTCTTTTATGAAACCTGTGTTAAGAGTAAGTGTTGTTTGACCATTAACATTATATCTTGCACTTTGCCCTGCATAAGTAGGATAACTTGTAGTATTATTTACTATTATATTTCTTCTAAATGTTTCATCAGTAACGCTTAAATTTTCTATGTTTTTCTTGAACATATATAAATCTTGAAATGCACCAAACTTGTTTACAAATGTTATTTTATAAGGTGTAAACTTGGGTTCACAGACATTGTTTACTGTTATTGTTTTTCTTAATGTAGCATCATCAGTATCAAATATTTGTATTGTAGAACTGTTTGCAGGAACTGTTATGTATTGTATTTTTTGATTAGTATTACCACTATCTGTTACTTGTGTTGTTGTAGAATCTATTATATATTTTCCAACACCTTCTGCAAATATTGGTAATTTACCTGCTGTATTTTCTGGTAAGTATATATTGTTTGATGATATAAGTGCATTTGTTGAAAGTTGTGGATTTACCTCATCTTCAAAATAACCATATCCATCTAATGCTAAATAAGTATTTGTTTGTGGGTTACTATAAGTAAAGGGTTCATTGTTTTCATCAAATAAATTTGCAATAGCTGTAACCCATACACATTTAGATAAATAATCATTATTAAAAGTTAAATCAATATAATCTCTTACAAGATTTGATACTTCAAAATTAATAACATCATCTGCATTAATTCTTTCTTTTTGTATTGTATATTTTAAATCAGAGTTTTGATAAGAACCTGATGTACCTGTATATATGTATAAACTTAATTGTGCTGTACTTATTGCCATAACTATAAATTTGTAAAACTCCCTGAACCACCAACATCACAATTTGCTATTGCAACATTTGTTACTATTCCATTATTATCTATTAGCCATAAAATATATGAACCTACACCTATACCTGCTCCTGCATTTATTGATACAGTACTTACAGCATAATATAAGTTTTGCCCTGCAAAAGCAGTACCTTGTTTACATACTGTTTTACCTTTTCCTGTTTCTCTGTTAGAAGCTGTTGATACTATTGCAGTTGATGTAGGAAATGTACCATCACAAAAATCTGTAGGTGATGCTTTACCAGATGATATAAAATAATTATTACTACCACATACACCTAAACTTGCAGGTTGTGTTATTGTTTTAGTACAAGTTAAAGTTTGTGAACCATCTCCTGTATTTGAATAACCACTTGGTATTAAAACTGTAAAATCTATTGACCTACTTGTTTCTGTTGTAACTTCTGCAAAATTAATAGGTGAAAAACCTTGTATTGTACCTAATTGTGTTTTACCTATGTGTATATCACCTCTTGTACTTATACCTTGCTCTGTAAGATTTGCAGTATCACAATCAAAAGTTGGTAATGTAGAAGTAGCTTGTTGTTTAAATGTTTTAGAACAAATTACTGTTGCTCCTGCATTCGTATATCCTACAGGTGCAGTTAAATCAAAAAATAAAGTAACATCTATTGCACTACTACCTGAATTTGCTGCAACACTTGTAATATGCCCACCTCCTGATGTTAAACTTTTTGCTGTTATTGTTGCTATTGATATAGGATCAGTAATAGTACCATTTTGTGCTATACTACCACCACCATTAGCAAGATTTGCTGCTGTACAATCAAATGCTGCACTTAAACCATTTACTGTAACTGCTATAGATTGAACTGCAGTACAAGTACCTGATGCACTTTCAAATGCTTCTATATATATTGTTTTAGTACCACCTATTTGATTAGATGTTAGCGTAAGTGTGTTTGAATTTACACCTGCTGTAACTAAATTTGTATGAAAGTTTATGATATTATATCCTGCTATTGTACCACCTGTAAAATAAGATGATAAATCTACAGTTACACTATTACCACCTACTGTTATTGTTTGTGCAGGAATACTACCGTTTGTTGTTACGTTTTGTGTACAAGTTGTACCTGCTACAAATGCAGGTTGTGTTGCTGATACATCACAAGTAATAAAACCATCTGTTTCTGTATTACTAAATCCTATAGGTATTTGTATTGTAAGTGTTACTGTTCTACTTGTAGGTGAAGTTACTGTTGCAAACTTTTCCGTACTAACTGCTGTTATTGTACCATAATCTAAAGTAGGTAGTGTAAGTATTCCCTGTTGGTTTATACTAAAATTTCTTGGGTTTGCTATGAAGCAATCAAATACAGGTGTAGGTATTGTAGGCTCACTATAAGCTAAAAAATATGGACTTCTTACGTTTATCTTTGTACTCATTAGTTTCTAAATAAATTATTTACATCTTCACCAAAAGCAAATGCCAAATCATCAGGTAGTTTTTTAAACGCTTGTTCAAATGGTTTTGTAAAAAACAAACTTGGTTTTAATCCTTTTCTATATATACTTCTTGCTATTAAAAACCCTATTGTATTATAACTACCTTTTTTAAACTTACCTTCTTTATCTCTTAATCTTATGTTTTTACTTTTTGCCCATTGTGCTAATGGTTTAATAGGGGGCATTTTGTTTGTATATGAAAAAGGTGTATTGTATTTCTTTTCTGTTCCACTTACACCACGATCCTGAAACATACCGTAGTCTTCCATTTCAAAAGACAAAGTATTTTTTTTATTATCTAAAAAATAAGCAAGGCTTTTATATAGTTGACCATCTGATGAGGTTGTTCCCTTACCTTTTTTTGATTTGTTTTTAGATAACCTTGTTCTTGCTTGCTGTACTACAAACTTACCAAACTTATTTAGTTCTTTATTTAAGTTTTCTAACTGCATATTGTCATATCATTTTGTACTACTACATCAAATGTTGCAGTCCATCCTGCTAACTTGTTTTCAAACCTATCTACAAATGGTTCACAACTTACATCACCCTGTACTTGGTAAAGTTCAGTATATAAATCACCACGTTGTAAGATGTTTATTATTCTTGTTAGTAATCCTAATTGTGTATTAAGTACATCTTGTTCGTTATCGTTTCCTACAAATATATCAGCAGTTGCTTCTTTGCTTATATCTACAATGTCCATTGCAAGAATAGAAATGTTAAATGTTAGTGTTTTAGTTCCTACTGTTGTGTTGTTTACTATAATGTGTGATAATGGAAATATAGTTTGCTTGTTTAAATCTACATCATCTAAACTTCCAAATGTAACTGTATTAACAAATGGTTCCGCTGCAAGTGCTGTTTTTAATTCCTTTGTTACGTTGTAAAAACCTTTCATCGTTTTTTAATTAACTTCTTTTCTAATTCTACTTTATCTTTTTCAAATGCTAGATACATTAAACATTTGTGGACGTTAAGTTTGGTAACCGTGTCAAACTTGGTAGCATCTCCTTTAGCAATACCATAGACCGACTGATACCAGCCCCACTTTGATCCAAAGCTTCCTTCTGCTGAATAGTCAGTTTGTTCGGCAACTCCTTCTGTAAATAATTCAGGATAGTTTGTGTTAACTCGTTGCTTAAATGATAAAAAAAAACCATAGAACCAAATACAATATCTAAAGTCATATACTTTAGTTTGTCGTTCATACCTTTGTATTCTTCTATATTGTACTTGTTACCTTTCTTAAATTTAATTGGTCTATATAATACACTCATTGCTTTATGCATATTATCCCACTTGCCTAAGTTCTCATCAAGGTCTATAAACTCTCCTAATGACATATCTTCAAGTACAGGTATAAATCCATACTCTACATTGCCTAAAGTAAACGTAGGTGTTAAACTATGCTTTTTATCAAATATCTTGTTGAGGTGTACTACTATTTCTTGTACTGATTTGTATTTTATGTTTGCAACATCCTTTAAGTTGAGGTTACAAAATATCTCTACCATCTTTTGTAGTAAGAATGTAGATTCTTTATTTTCTTCTGTATTTAACTTTTCAAATCTTTGGTATTGATCTAGAGTTATTTCTTTAAGTGATTCAGGTACGTTTATTTTAACTTTCATATTAATACAATAAATTATTTAGTGTTTTGTATAAAAGGAAAAAGGTAACATCTCTGCTACCTAATTCCAATCAAACCAAATGAAAAAAATTAAATGTAATTATTATATAATATTCTATATAGATCTTCTATAGCTTGTTCAAGTTCTTTACTATTTTGATCATATATTTTTTTGCCTTGTATATAGTTATAGTCTATAGATGCTATAAGCTTTACAGCAGGTGGTTTTTTATGACTACCTCTACCTAATGGCTTTTGAATAACTTTAATATTGTTATCCCAACACTTATTTAATATTTTATGGTATTCTATATCCATCCTAAATCATATCTTAAATATAACAATAAATCTAACACACCATACATAGTTGTGATCCATGTAGCATTAAATAATATACCTAATAATATGTTCTTTTTTGTAAATACTTGTTTTAATATTTCTAAATCTCTCATAATATAATTATTGGTTAATAAAAAAGGGGTATTGCTACCCCTATTGTTTTAATTATTGTTTTATATTTTTTGCAAGTCTCATAATTTCACTAATTCCATTTTGAAATTTTGTAGCTCTTTTATAAGCATTTTTTCCATCAAATATTCTTTCTGCAAAATTATCTCCATACTTAATAATTAATTTGTAAGATGATCCGTCCTGGTTAGACATTAATTTAGTTGATGTCGTTCTGTCTTTATATATTTTCATTTGATATAATTTTAATTAAACTTTGTTTTATAGTGTAAATATACACATTTTTTTTAATATATAAACAATTTATTAACTTTTTTAGTAAATATAGTATTCTCCTTTGTTTGGATTCTCTAATATAGAGCTAAGGATATATCTTGCTGCGTCAACACAGTGATCACCGCTTGTAGGGTTTGGTTTTTGTAATGTATTGCCTTGTTTATCTTGCATCCATATATAGCCATTTAGTTCTCTTATTAGGTTTTTACTTCGTTGAGTGACATATATAACATTCTGATTTATTAAGTTGATTCCATATACAATAGAGTCTCTTCCTTTGCTTACAGGATATATAGGATGGCCGTAGCTTAACAATTCAGCTATAGACTTTGGCTCAGCACTATCTGCATAGATTATATCGTTAACTTGATTGTTTTTTAAGAATTGACTTATATCGCTATTTAGCATTCCTTTCTTGCATAAGACCTCATCAAATATATATGAGTTATTATACTTGTATAAAGCTACAAGAGTACTAGGGTCTACACTATATCCAAAGTCCATGCCATAACCTAATAATCTTGTTTCATCTGGTACTGATGGTATCTCTTTCCAATCTGGTATACATACACCCTCAAGAGATCCAGTTTCTCCTAAGCCATATACTTTCCACCAATTTGACCAGTAAGTTGAGGTCTTTGCTTTCTCTTTAGCTTTTTCTATCTCGTCTACAATAGACTTAGGTAATACATTATTGTCTTTATAAGTAAGTGTAACGTAGTCTACTCCTGGCTGTCCTAATACTTCTTTGTCTACCCAAAACAAACTAGACGGGTTATAGTCTAACCATATATTACCTGATGTTCTTACTACTAGTTGATTGTATGCATCAAATGGTACATTATTACATTCGTTAATATATAAGTCTGTTCTTCTTGCTCCTCGTAATTTGTCTGGTTGATCTGTACTAAAAAACTCTATGTAACTACCGTTTGTAAATATGTATTTTAAAGTACTCTTATTGAACTGATTTTCTTTATACCTATTTAATCCATTTAATATAGACAGAAAGTCCTTTAGAGCGCCTCTGCGTAAGTGTGGGACCGACTCTGATACTATACTTATCTCTCTACCTTCGTTCTTTATGGCATAATCGATTAAAATAAGTATAATACATATCGTCTTACCAGCCGACGTACCTCCTCTTACAACCTTAATACGGTTATTAAGTGCACGTAATTTCGATAAAGCTTCGGTTTTTTTAACCTGCATACTAATCTACAAACAACGGAATATCCTCGTTGATCGTAATGTCTTTAGTCTCTCTAGGTTTACCAGCATAATAGTTATAGAATAGCTGTACATACTTAAACTCTGCACTTTCTAATCCTTTCTTTAATGCTTCAAAGGCCATAGGTTCTAATGGTGTAAGCTTCTCTATAAGTTCTACCTCATCGGCTTTAGACTTACGCCCAGCTGTTTTGTGACCTCCATTGTTTTTTCTACCATCCATAATTAAAAAACATTATTAATAATTATATAATAAAAAAAAACTTTAATTGTTAAGTAGTAACTGTCGTTTTTCTTGTCTTAGACTTCTAAGCTCTACTAAAGCTATAGCATATTTGTTTCTATAATATACACCAGGGTTTCTATCTTTTTCTCTTGTACTATTTGCTCTTCTTATGATATTGTCTATCCTTTCAAATACTTTGTGATATTCAATAGCATCTTTATAAACACTTATTTGTTGATCGAATACTTTAATACCATGTAGTACTGTAGCATGATCTCGTTTTACTGATTTACCTATTACGCTTAAAGATTCTCTTGTGTGTTGTTTACATAGCTTATAGTATATAGATCTAGCATATACGACTTCTCTTCTTCTATTTTTAGTTACTAAATTTATATTAGTATTATTTTCTACTAATTCTTTAATCTTTTGTATTTTCATTTTTTAATATATTTTTTATATCTCTTAATGTTAAATATTCACTTTGCTTTACAGCTTCTAATATACCTGCGCATGCTTCATATTCTTCTAAATCTTCATATACTTTAATTGCCTCGTATAATTCATCAACAGTAGATCCATTAGATAAGTCAACTAAAGCAAGCATATAGTATTCTTCTTTTATCCTACTCAAGTGTACCAGTGACTACGTATTCATTTATTTCTTCTGTTCTATTTATAAAGTATTTTTCAAATATACGTAATCCATATTCAACTTTATCTTTACCAGAATTATAAAAACTTTCTTTTACATCATATATTCCTAGATCTCCTGAGCTTTTGTCTATAACAAAAAACTTAAAATCTTTATAATCTACTTTAAATAAATTACAATAAATATATACTTGAACATCGTAACCGTACTTTTTAGCAGCCCATTTAAATCCTTTAATATCGCTAGTAGTTTTTAAATCTGCTATATAATCAAATCCTAATACATCTGCTTTAGCTCTAAAAGGAAAACCATTTAATATATCAAAACCAGGTACTTCAAATTTTGCTCCTCTTGTTAGCTCTTGCCAAACATTATTTTGTAATAAAGCATCAGCTGTATACATTGCTTTATCATATTCTTTTCTTGTAAAAACAAAATCAGCACTTCCAACTTCAGATACTTTGTCTTTAAATTTTTTAGTTACTGCGGACTGCACCTCAACAACGTGACATAAAGTATCTAGCTTTTCTGGTTCTAATGCTGCTAAATGAATTAGTCTACCTATCTTAAAAGCTCCTGTATCAGATTTAAAGTTTAAAGATCTTTGATAACTTTTAGGCGAATCTATTAACTGTTTTATAGCTGAGCTACTTAAAGCATATTTACCTAGCTCTCCATAGTAAAAGCTATCACTGTACATCTTTTTAATTAATTCATCTTTATCCCATACTTTACCATTTAATAGTTCTATCTTTTCCATTCTCTCTTTACTTTTTACATACACTGATTTCATTTCATCTGGTGATATATAACATGTATCAGAACCTAAATTCATAGTTGGATTTATACTATATCTTAAAGCTTCTAGTTCTTGTTGTGATTCAAACTTATAACTTTTATCAGATATTTTAATATTTACACCTCCATGTTTAATTGCCCAATCTAAAAAATTTAACTTTGTTGTTCTAAATGTTATATTCTTCCAATTAGGGTGTTTTACTACATCTTTCATTATTTATTTTTTACAAATGTTCCATTTTTCATTTTACCTTTACGGTTTTTTATTTCAAAATAAGCTGATTCTATACAAGTTTCAATACTTAAATTACATAATCTAGCTAAGTTTGTTAATACAACTACCATATCGCCTATAGCATCTTCTATTTCAAACTTATCTTTATTGATTATTGCTTGTGATAATTCACCAGCCTCTTCCATTAACTTTAGATATTGTGTTTTAGGATCTCCTTTTTCATATATACCTCTTTCTTCTGCCCATTGTCTAATAGGCTCAAACTCGTTATTTAATCTCATAGTGTTTATTTAAAAAATTATTATATATATGTAGGTTAGTAGCATGATGATAATATGTACCAATTTTAACATCAATTTCTTTAGATACTAATTCTTGTAACTTACTAAAACAATATTGGTCATTACAAAATCCAAACCATAAATCATTACTACGCATCAATACTGACATGTGTAATTCATCTTTTATTACATTAAAAGTAATTGCATAAGTGCAAGGTGTATCATTAGAATATCTATCTATCTGCTTACCATCATAGATGGAAATGGTTGCTTGTCTGGTTTCTCTATTAGCATGTAATTTATCTATTACTTTATCTAATTGAGAGTTCTGCAACCACTGCCATCCATAATTAGAATTAACCTCATTATTTTCATCTGCCATTCTCTTCCATATCTCAGGTACCTTACCATATATTTCACCTAATCTATTTATATTTCTATCTCCTGTAAGATACCATTGCCATTCTGCTTCAGCATATTCTTTATTTAGTTTTCTAAAATCTAAATTAATATCATTATCTAAAGGGTTAGCAATATAAAAACCCACATTAAATAATGCTTTAGTATTAGCATGATCTATCCCTGTTCTATGTATTTCACTATATAAATAATGAAACGCTTGTTCTGCATTTTTAAATATCATATTAACAAATTTATAAAAAATCTTTCAAATCATTCCAATCTCTATAAGAGTTTATAGTCTTTTTATCTATTGTTGGTTTATTAGCGTTTCCTGCTACATTAAAAAACCAATCACCTTTTTTACCATATTTAACCATATAATCCCAACCTTTAGCGTCGTAAGAATCTTCACTATTAAAACCTAAAGGGATTAAATCAGACTTAGAATTAAATGGTTTGTGATAAGAATAAAAGTCAGATCTCCCTAGCTCGCCTTGTTGTATATTCCTAGCTACTGCAACTGCTTTAAAATTAGTATTAGGTAATGCTATCTGTAGTGTTCTTGTTAAAACACCAGTAGATATAACTGACCACATCACATTTGGTTTGTCTCTATCTTTAAAATAATCATAAATACATCTTACTCCTCCAGCAATAACTAATGGATGATTTAAACCTAAAGGAACGTAATAAGCTTTAGTTGCTTTAGCATATTTTTTAGCTAAAGAATTAGCATTAGGCATAGCTGCTATTCTAGCAAATAACGGCTTAGCTCCTAACTCTATACATAAAGCTTGGTGATCACTTATTTCTTTAGATGATGGCATTACTAAAGTTAAATTTAAATTATACTTTTTACATAACCATGAAAGTGAAATACCAGCAAAACCTCTTCTTGGTTGCACATAAACTATTTCTTTAACACCTTGATTAGCAATATGTTGTATAAAGTACTCACCGCTTCTCGCTTTGTAACCTACCTCGCAAGATACAGATTCATCGATTATATTAAATCCATCTACTTGTTTTACGTTAAATTCATTAAAAGATGATTTGAAGCTTTTAGTCTGTTCTAAATAATCGTTAAGACTATAATCTTTTTAATCATTAATAGCTTGTATAGTCTGTTTATTTAAGAACATTATTCCAGTATTTAATATTATTATTTTTTCTTATATGATGATCGCTCTGAAAATTATCAATATATCTTATAAAATCACAAGCAACATCTTCCATATCATAAGGCTTAGAATAATTTCCAGTTATTTGACAGAGATAGCGTAAGGCTTCGTTTTTTTTCATATTAGGTAATATCATCTTTAAACATTTAGACGCGTTAGAACCTACATATACATCACTGTCTTGGTCTACAAGATCAGGATAATACTCAGCTAAATCCATAGCAAAAGCAGTCAACACAAAATTTTGTCTTTTAAAGCCTCTTGATCTTAGCCAATGATTCCCTAAATCTACTACATCAGTTATAGAGTAGCCACCTTGTTGTACTTCGTTCATTATATCGTCGACTAAATTTAAAGAGTCTTCTACTATAAAGTTTCTTAATCCTTTTTTTATCATAGGTAGTAAATAACCTTTAACATCGCAAAAACCTTTATCAGGTATATTATTAACCCAATCAACAATATCATATCTTTTTAATACTAACTCTTGTACAATCCAAAAGTTTCCAAAACCATGACTACCGTAAGGTAAAAGGTCTTTTGGTCTATAGTTAATACCTGATCCGCATAGTCTAAATAAATAAGATAAGTAAATAAAATTATCTTTGTCTATTTTATGATCTTTAAAGTAATTTCCATTGCCTTTAGGGTCTAATTCCTTTTTATCTATTGCTTCTAATAAACTACTAAAAGCTGCATACTTTCTATTTACGACATCATATATAGGAACATGCCAAATTAAATCATCGTTAATATCTTCTTTTGTCCAATTATAGCCTTGATATAATCTTTGTTGATTCATCTTAGCTTTATTATAGTAATCTTTAAATTGCTCTAACATAACTGATCTATATATTTATATGACTTTGGTTTTAAATGTACAGATTGTCTTGATTCCATATTATCAAACGATAATCCATTTTCATAATCTAAATCCCATTCTATTAAATTATAACCATAATGCAAACAACCTCTTTTTAATAGTTTATTAAACTCATTTACATAATATAATCTATCTAATTGACTACCGAAAAACGGTTTGTCTTTATATAGTCCCGTACCTGGTATCTTTCTTGATTCATCTTCTATAGGTAATAAACAAACTAAAGTTATTTTATCTAAATATAGTTTTCCTAGTTGTTCAAACAATTTTCTAATTAAATCAACTACTGCTTTTCTACCACCAAAACGATGTACATGAAATCTCATGTCTATATTACCTGCATAAAATATTAGCTCTTTTATATTATCATTTAAATATTTATTTAAACCTATTTTTAAAAAACCATTTAATGTTTTACCATCATGTCTATCTATAGCATAACCATGTTTAAATACTGATACACTATGACTATCGCCTAATATAAGTTTTGATGATATGTCTTTAGTGTATATGATCTTAGGAATTTTATTACACGATAAACCTTTTAATTCTTTACGTTTTTTACATACAACATTATAATCTATCATTTCATTAATACAAAAAACATTACCGTTATAATTATTTAACTTTTCTAATCTAGTATAAAAACCTTCTTGTACTCCACCAAAAAAATTAAACTTCCCTTCTTTGTAGTTTATACCTTCAGATAAAATAATTTCATCATACTTATTCCAATCATCCTTTTCTGTTAATATATCAGCATCAAACATACTCTTTAATACAAGAGTCCAACCACCATTATGACTATTTAAACTCTTAACGGGATTACTAACAACTCCAACTATTGCTCTATTTTCGCTCATTTTCATAATTATTTAAAGCAGCTAAATATGCTACTGCGTCTAGTAAATTATCTTCTTTGTGATTATATGACTCTCTTGATAGTTTAAGAGCTACCATAGCCATATACATATCTTTAGCAGTTAAATCTTTACCAGTACAAGCTGATGCAATTTTAGCTGCACGTTCCATACCTTTTGAAAAAGGGCCATATAGTCTTTCCTTTTCTTGTGAACGTTCGTTAATTATTTTATTAGCTTCATCTAAAATATTCATACTTCTATACTATCTAATATTTTAATAAGCTCTTTTAACTTGTCTTTTGTATTATCAGGGTAATTAAGTAAGTGTCTTGCTAACCCTATTGCATTGCCTATTTTACCAGCATTTTTAAATCGTAACATTTGCTTGTCCATTGTTTTATATTTATTATTATTTTACTAATATAAACATTTTTTAAACAATAAACCTATAAGCCTAAACTTTTTTCTTTTTTAAGTTTTTGTAATTTTTGTTCTAATTCAATAATTTTTAACTCT